CCATCGATGAATTTGTCCTTGGTGCATTGGTTGAGGTGACGTATGACGACCTCGACATATCAGTGCAAGCGCGGATTGTATCCATCACCAAGAGCGATGTGAATGGAGCTCCGGGTGACGTTCAGATTCAGGTCGCTAACAAGGCTATCGAGTTTGATTTCCGTGATGCTGTCCAGGTGAACGACCTTTCTGCACTACAGATGATCGACATTCCTGGCGGGGTTGTTGGAGCTCTTCCGACTGCACCTTCGGCGGCTGGGTTGTATGCCGCAACGTCGTATCTAGGATTCTCTGACGGTACAAACTGGCGTGCATACTTTGACATCGACGGTAAGTTCAAGCTCGTAGGTGACGCTACGCACTATCTGACGTTCGACCCTGACGCTGTGACGCCGCTCATAATCCACTCAGACGGCGAATGGATCGGGAATGTGTCCATCTCTCACCTGACGGCAGGGGATCTTGCTGTTCAGATGAATCTGACGGCTGGCGGGTCGATCAAGTCACAGAACTACGCAGCTGGGACCACTGGCTGGGAGATAGATCAAGACGGCTCGGCTGAGTTTCAGAATGCGACGATACGAGGCTCGCTAAATGCATCTGACCTAGACGCGGGGACACTTAACTTCGTGACTCTCGGACGATCTGGCTTATCTGTCATCACAAGCGAGATCACCAACCTTGCGATTACAGAAGGGAAGCTAGCGAGCGGATCGGTGACTAATGCAAAGATAGGGAATCTTGCTGTTGATACGGCAAACATTGCGAACCTAGCAGTTGAAGAGGGCAAGATCAATTCTCTCGCGGTAACTGAAGGCAAGATCGGAAGCCTTGCGGTAACTGAGGGCAAGATTAAGAACCTCGCAGTGACTGACGCTAAGATTGGTTTGCTCGCTGTGACGACTGCTAAGATCAATGCTCTAGCTGTGACAGAGGCTAAGATTGGAGCACTCGCAGTAACTGAGGCGAAGATTAACAACCTAGCAGTGACGGATGCCAAGATTAACTCTCTTGCAGTCACGAAGCTCACCGCCGGCAACCTCACCGTCGAGATGAACCTCACGGCTGGCGGATCGGTGAAGTCGGATAACTACGCAGCTGGTACGGCTGGCTGGCAGATAGAAAGCGACGGCGACGCAGAGTTTAACGATGTAACTGTGCGCGGCGATATTGAGATGACGACTGGCTCGATAGAGATAGTGAATGGTACTGAGACGATATGGCTTAACAAGACGGCAGGAGAGCTACGCATTGGCGGAACGACTTACAGCTCTGCACCTTTCCAGGTGTCGGCAGCCGGGGCGCTTGAAGCAACGTCTGGGAAGATTGGTGGAGTTGATATTGACACAGCTAGTCTTACAGTTGGCAACGCTGGCATAGTTGTCGGTGACGCGAATAACATTGTGTTCTTTGCTGGTAGCTCGTCTCCATCGTTGACGTCTGACTTCTGGGTGAATACTTCCGGGCTTCTGCATTGCGATCAGCTCGACGCAGACGGTGGGACCATCGGCGGGTTCACGATCGCTGGCGACGATCTGTATACAGATGCCAAGGTAGACTATGACACCATAGTAGGCAATGGAGTTCATATTGGAGTAGATGGAATAGGCCTTGGTGATACGTTCAAAGTAAGCAGAGCTGGCGTGTTGACATGCTCTGACGCTGTAATCACTGGCGACCTTGAAATGACAACTGGATCAATCGAGCTAGTGAATACAGGGAACACAATCTGGCTGAACCGCACAGCGGGAGAGCTTCGCATCGGCGGTACATCTTACGCGGCGGCCCCATTCCAAGTGTCGGCAGCCGGTGCTCTTGAAGCGACCTCTGGAGAGATCGGCGGCGTTACCATCGGCACGGACCGCCTGACGGTTGGCTCAGGCGGAACGACAGCCGGGATTATTTCCATCACAGATTATGCGTTCTACGCTGGCAGTGCGACGCCTGCGGACGCTGACTTCTGGGTGAAGACGGATGGCTCGATGAATTGCGAGAATATCGCTGCGTCAGGTGGGACGGTCGGGGGATTCACGATAGCTACGCATCTGTATACGGGATCGAAGACGGCCTATGGTGACGGACTAGCAGGTGTGCATGTTGGGACAGACGGGATAGGGCTTGGTGCTAAGTTCAAGGTATCCGCAGCTGGCGCAGTTACATGCACAGATCTAACTATCACTGGAGGGACGATAAACGTGAACTCTGGGGCGTTCGCAGTCACCGCGTTAGGTGTCATGTCGTGTACTGGGGCTTCAATCAGAGGCACGCTAGTTGCTGACGACATTACGTCGGGGACATTGAACGTTGCTAGGATATCCGAAGACGCTATCACCCCTTACTATGCTTCATTCTTCCCAACAAACTCATACTTAGATATGGATAATCAGGCCATCTACAACTGCAGTACTCTGCGTGGAGGGGCCGGAGCAACCACACATTACATAAACATGGATACTGATATCTGGTACGGAGCGAGCGCTACATCATATTTGAGCTTGGTGGCGAGCCCATATTTGAGAGGACAGACAGATATTACAATCAATGCTGGTAGTGACATCTATCTAAAAAGCGGGAGTGAAATCTGGTTCACGGTAAACGGTGGGACTACCATAGCCAAATGCTCTGCAATCGTTGCCACTGATTCTGTCACTCTGAAAGTAGGGCATGAGGGGCTAATGACATTTGATGTTGGGGGAGTAACGCGCTATCTAGCATTTAGGGAAGCGGCGTAGTAAATTTTGAATGGAGGGGATGTATGAAACTAAAGGCGGGAGATGCACAGACAATCCTAAACGCAATCTTCGCAGCCAGGGAACTCAAGCTGCCGGTGAAGACAGCCTACTGGCTGGCACGCTCGGCAAAGCAGATCGGCCCTGAAGCTGAGGCATTCGAGATGACGCGGCTAGGGTTGCTTGAGCGATACGGGAAGAAGGATAAGAAGAAGCAGCTTATCACTGGTGAGAATGGTGAGGTTGAGTTCAAGGACCGCGACGCATTCAACGTGGCATTCAAGGAACTTTCAGATCAGGAGTTCGAGATCAAAATGGACGCGCTGACGTTGGACAAATTCGAGGATCCTGAAGGTACGATGCTGGTTGAGACTGGCGTCATGGTGGGGCTGTTGCCCTTGATTGAGGAGCCGGAATAGGAGTAAATCATGGTATGGATGGACGTAATCAAGGATCTAGGTTTTCCGATATTCGTTGCTGTCTTCGTATTGATTAGAATGGAGCCAGCGATTAAGCGGCTTGATTCGTCTATCATGGCGCTGACGATCGTTGCAGCAAAATCCAACGGGATGAAGAACAAGGACATCTCTGAGGTAATCGAAGCTGTACAGCCAAAGAAGCGTGTAGGTAAAAAACGCAGGGTGACAGACAGGCTGATTGTCGAATGACTTGGTTTGAATACCGTCGGCGGCTATAATGCCGCTGGTAGGAGGTGACGCATGACGCTAGTTGCATCTATTATCGGGGCGCTTCTTCAAGCGGGATTCGCAATCATCAACATCGCGCGGATCGCTAAAGGAAGTGACGCCAACGATCAGAAGGTCATTAAGATCAAGACGCACGTAGACAAGGTGCTCAAGAAGATGGACGCGGTTGCCAAGAAGACAGAGGCAACGTGGGACGATTCACTGGTCAGCATTCTATCGGACGCGGTTGACGCCGCTGCCGAGATTGCGATCAACGAACTTCAGTAGAGGAGCGTGAACATGAAACGGATTCTAATTACAGCATTGGTAGGTGCGCTGATGTTTTCAGTGGCCGCTTCCGCCGGGTGGAAGTTTGGGGCAGAGCAGGGCGTGGATGTAGGCGGGGCGAGCTATCCGCTTGACGTATACGTGGGATGGGACTTCGACGCTCCGTACATTGACATGGGGCCAATCTCTGTGTCTGGCGATTTCGTAATCACACGAAGCTACGACTGGGGCATCAGCGCCTTATCTGGAGAGCTGGGCTTCGATGGCAAACTGACGTTTGGATACATCAAAGACTTCGACGTGATTGTTGCGACATCGGCTGACATCGACTATGCGCCGTTGCCGCTAGCTATTGAACTCATTGGCTGGGACTTCGGCATCGAGATTGTGGGGTACGTAAGCAATGTTCTCACGCTCAACGCAGGCGTCCTATTCGAGTATGTGAATTCGAGGCGTGTTGATGTCTTCGATACGAGCTTCTATGTCGGCTTCGATGCAGCGTGGTAGCATAGGGACATGAAATTTAATTCGGCCCGCGCCTCCTTTACAATAAACATAGCGGGCCTTCGCGGGGGATTGACGTTTACGAGGCGTCAGTCCCCTATCTATTTGGAGGGATTATGAAACGACTAATCGCGCTGCTTGCACTGCTTGTGGCGCTTGTTGTACTGTCAGGCTGTTGGATTGACGATGTAGTCATACTTACTCTATCTGTTCCCGATTCCGCCTATCCACCTTGCGAAGTGACGCTGATCGCGCTTGGTGTTGATGGCGGACAATTCACATTTACAGTAGAAGGCAAGACGTACACTCAAACTTCTAAGACTCTTGTTGTCACCGTCAACGAGCTGCCTACTGAGGTATCTGTCACGTGGTTCGACGGCAACGATTCGCAGACGGCAACTGAGACCATCTGGCTACGCAATACTGGCCCTGTTCCTGGGCAGCTGGTATTGAATTTCATCACAAACCTGTGGACGCTTCACGCTCGGGAACGATACGTTGTGACCTATCCTCACGCCTACGATCCCGAGGGCGGACCCATCAAGATGATTGACGCGATAGTGGAGTGGGGCACGCATGGCAAGCTGGCTGTATTCTGCCCGCCTTACACTGGAGCTAAGCCGCCGAAGCCTGACGTGTATCATGTCAGGATGCCTAGTGGCGAGATGGTTTATAACGCCTTCATGTTCCTTCAAGGCTGGCCGGTTCACATTGAGGCTTCGTCTGGCTTGCCATACACGCCGCCATCGCAGAGCAACATTGACAACTATCCTCATGCGTCTGCTACCTGTGGCCCTAAATGGCCGACAGATACACGCGCTGGATGTGATGTTACAATCATGACTACCTGGGAAGACGAACAGGGCGCTAAGACGATCGACGTTCAGACGATCCCTGCGAATCCATACATCGGATGCGGTACTGTTCAGACACCATCGGCGACATGCCCATAACCTGCCCGATGTGCGGGTCGGCTAATATCGTTGAGATCTACGATGATCCTGTTACCTACGAGTGTCAGGATTGCGGGGCGGTATTCGACAAATAACCTCCTGTGACAAGGGGTTTCGCTGTAGATGGACCGTGGGAAACTGCGGTCCATTTGCTTTGCCACTTGACTTTTCCCTATAACGGTGTTATAGTATGGATATGAAAGCCAAGGAGGCAAACAAGATGCAAACAGTCCACGAAGAAAGAGACGGCGGGAAGACGCAATTATTGATCGAAGATATGAGCGTTAATGGTTGGCAAGGTTGCCCGTTAGTTGCAGATGGCGATCAGCTTATAACAGGCACTCATAGATATATCGCGGCGCAGGCTCTTGATATAGCAGTACCAACGATCCAGCTAGACGAATTGTATGCGCTGGCAGGACTCAACATGGTAGCGCTACACGAAACTCACGGATCACCGACAATTAACGAGCTTGCGTTCGTAGACTTTTTGAGCGAACTGCCGACTGCGATGATCCAGGAGTACGGGATTGATATAGGATGACCATCTCGGACCTCAGCACAGAGATCGAGCGACTGGAAGAGAAGGCAGACGACGCGCGTGAAGACGGCAACCGTTCGCTCCTATACCGCACGCTTTGCGCGATAGACGAGCTGGCAGATGAGATGGGCGTGCAGCCGCACGAGTTCGCAGGAGGTTACGAATGAAACAAGCATTGAGCGCAGCCTATGTCCAGTTGCTCAAATATCATGGGCCGGAGAGAGTGACGCCGGAGTATCAGAAGTTACTCAGCGATTGCCGTGATGCTTTAGCGGTCGAATGCGGCACAAGTGCAGAAGCAATGCAAAACGCTCACGAAACGAAAGCCAGAGGTGAATCATGACAATCGGACAGCGAATCAAGGCAGCACGCGAGGCTAAAGGTTGGTCGCAAGAGAAGCTCGCTGACAAGATGCTGTATACGCAGGGGTATATCTCGTACATCGAAAGCGGGGATCGCTTGCCAAGCAGTCGGTCACTGATGGCGTTCGAGCGTGCGTTGGGCACTAGGATCGTCAAATAGGAGGCGTGATGAAATACACACACCATAGAGTCTTGCACGTACTCGCAGACGGGACAAAGGTGCTATACAACCGCGTCCAGGGCAAGTCAGCAGAGGATTACGCAAGTCAATGCTTACGCCCGTTGACCGAGGCTGAGGCTCGGGAATCTGCCATGATAGATGTAGACGAGGACAAGCGGTTCGCGGACGAGTGCGAGCAAGACAAGGTTGCGAGTGAGCAGCAGACAGATTTGTGGTAAGGAGGCAGGACGATGAGCAACACATCAGCGAATCACCACGGACAGGCAAGCGATAAGTTTGAATCGTATATACCCGAGGGATTGACATACGGAGTCATCAAGATCAATAACGGAGACACGACGCCAGCTATCACGATCTTCACTCCGAGCGGTCTGAACTGCGCGGTGGATTATCTCAGAGAGTTTCGTGAAGACATTGATTCTGTAATCGTCGCGCTTGTAGATCTTGGGGCGGTGGCAGAATGAACCTTACAGCCATCGGAGAGAAGCTGACGGATACGAAGTTGCTTGATCTAGTCCCTGAGTTCAACGCGAAGATGGTCCGCATCATGAAGGCGATTGGCTATCTTCAGAACGATGATGAGGCAAAGAAGAGCGGCAACTTCGGCGGCTATACCTACACGTCCGCACGCAAGGTACTTGACAAGGTACGCGAGGAATGCGTGAAGGAAGGCATCAGCGTAGAGAGCGCGGCGGATATTCAGGAGTTCCATATCATCGGAACGAAGTCGCTTGCTGTTATCAAGACTACCCTGTATTTCACAGATGGCATATTCGTTGCGAAGGCTGAGGGGCTTGGCTCTGGTATCGACTCAGGCGACAAAGCCGTGATGAAGGGCGACACTGCTTCGATGAAGTACGCCTGCTCTGGTAAGTTCCTAATATCGTGGGGCGACGATCCAGAGGCAAGCGGACAAGACGATGATCTTGATGCGCGGGAGATCTTAGAAAACTGGCTTGCCAAGTGTGAGCGAGACAGCAACACAGACGCTGAGACGTTCGCTCCTTGGTGGGCGGCTAACGGTGCCCAGGTCAAGAAAGAACTCAGCGTAGAGGACGCTTCGCAAGTCCACGATGTGTACGCGACTTATCTCAAACGTCTCAAACAGGAGGTAGCGGAATGAGGATCATCAACTGTGAGCAATACTCGCCGGAATGGTGGGCGGAACGACTTAGCAAGCCGACGTCTTCTCAATACTCGCGAATCGTCACCAGCAAAGGCGAGCCGTCGAAGTCTCGCACAGCCTACATGTACGAGCTGGCTGCTGAACGATTGACAGGTGCGCAGGAGGACACGTTCATCTCTATTGCAATGCAGAAGGGATCCGAGCGTGAATCTCTGAGTCGCCAGGTGTACGAGATGGAGAACGAGGTTGAAGTCGTTCAGGTTGGATTGTGCATCAGCGATTGCGGCCGATGGGGTGCAAGTCCTGACGGGCTGGTAGGAGATGACGGGTTGGTTGAGCTGAAGAACCCGCTTGGGAAGACGCAGGTGGAGCGGCTGTTGACGCTGGAGCCTAAGCTGCCGACCGCGTACATCCAGCAGGTGCAAGGCCAGCTACTCGTAACTGGGCGACTTTGGTGTGACTTCGTATCGTACGTCCCAGGCTTGCCGCTGTTCACCCTGCGCGTATACCGCGATAGCATCTTCTGTGACAAGTTGGAGGCGGCGCTGATTGAGTTCTGCGAAGAGCTTGACGAAGTGTGCGCGGAGCTAACTCTAACCGTTTAAGGATGCGCGACATGATCCGCGCTGAGTTTCAAGGAGGTAAGTGATGTCATTCCCTCTCATAGAGAAAGTAACATGCAAAGTGTGCGGAAACAGTTGGCCGAAGGATGAGTATG